AAGTTCCATATCAGGTTCTTCAGTAACTTACGCAGCAGGTAACACTGGTGGTCCATATGTTGCTGGACAAGGTAACCCCGGAGCTACTGGTGCTCCAAACACAGGTAATGGTGGTGGTGGTGGTAGCGGTAATTCTGCTGGTGGAGCAGGTGGTTCAGGTATAGTTATTATAAGATACAACAGTTTATATGATGCAGCACCAGTAGTAACAGGCTCACCAACTATCACAGTAACTGGTGGGTACAGAATTTATAAATGGACAACAGTTGGAACATGGAGCATATTACTTTAGGATATATATGGATTGGTTAAAGCAAATAGCACCTACAATAGCCTCATGCCTAGGTGGACCTCTAGCAGGACTAGCTGTTACAGCTGTGTCTAAGCTACTTGGTGTTCAACCTACAGAAGTTAAGTCTATGATTGATAACAATAAGTTATCAGCTGACCAGATAGCATTGTTGCAGCTTGAAGAGATTAAGTTTCGTGAACAGACTCAGGCTCTTGGTTTAAACTTTGAGCAGCTGGCTGTAGAGGATAGGAAATCAGCTAGGGACATGCAGTCCACTACACAGTCTTTTGTGCCTCCTCTTCTTTCAGTCTTGGTAACCGCTGGATTCTTTGGGATATTAGTGTATCTAATGCTTAACACTGAGACTGTACAAAGCTCTTCCCTGCTGATTATGCTAGGTAGTCTAGGTACAGCATGGTCAGGAATCATAGCTTTTTACTTTGGTTCGAGCGCAGGAAGCCAGAGCAAGGATAAGATGCTATACAACTCTACCCCTAAATGATTAACTCTCGCAGTTTAAACGAGCTAGTCCCTATCGTTAAACAGAAGGTGGAGGAGCTTATCTCTATCTGCAATGACGAAGGCATAGACTTGTTAGTTACCTCAACATACAGGGATAACGAAAGCCAAGCTGCATTATATGCTCAGGGTAGAACAGCTATGGGACATATTGTAACCAACGCCAATGCAGGTGATTCATTTCACAACTATAGATGCGCGGTAGATATAGTACCTCTTAAAAACGGTAAGCCTGTCTGGGGTACAAAAGGCGATGATGGAGAACTATGGCAGAAGATTGGCAAGATAGGCGAAGGGGTAGGTCTTGAATGGGCTGGCAATTGGCATACATTCAAAGAGTTAGCTCATTTCCAGTTCACTAACGGGCATACATTGGCTCAATTAAAGCAGGGTGCTCAGATAGTCTAATGCCATTAAAGAAGATAATATTTAAGTCTGGAGTCAATAGAGAGAATACTCGCTACACCACCGAGGGTGGATGGTATGACTGCGATAAGATTCGCTTTAGACAAGGTACACCTGAGAAGATAGGTGGATGGTATCAAATCTCTCCAACCACATTCCTAGGGGTGTGTAGGTCGTTATGGAACTGGGTGACATTAGGTTCGTTGAATGTATTAGCTGTAGGTACAAATGTTAAGTATTACATTGAGAATGGTAATGTATACAATGACATAACCCCTATTAGATATACCACATCAACAGCAACACTTACCAATCCTTTCACTACAGTCAATGGCTCTATTGATGTAACCGTTACTTGGTCTGGTATTGACCTGTCCACAGGAGATAGGGTGTCCTTTACTGGTGCTTCTGCGCTAAACGGTATACCTGCTACAGATTTTAATAAGCAATTCACCGTTACAAGAATTAATGCAAATTCATTTAGTATTGCCGTTGGAACAACTGCCTCATCTAGTGGCTCTGGTGGTGGTTCTGTATTGGCTGAAGCTTTTGTATATACAGTAAGATTAACCAATCCATTTGCCACTGTAAATGCATCTGCTGTTGTAACAGTTTCAGACACAAGTCATGGATGCTTGACTGGTGACTTTGCAATTTTTACCTCTACTAGCACATTAAACAATGTAACAATAACAGGAGAGTACTCAATAACAAAGGTTAATGATAACTCTTACACTATTGTTGCCTCTACATCAGCTAATGCCACTGGCTCTGGTGGCGGCACTGTAACTGTTCAATACCAAATTAATGCCAATCCTGAGATACAGATACCACTAAGTGGATGGTCAGCAGGTCCTTGGGGTAGTGGACCTTGGGGAGAAGGTGTTGGTAGTGGTACAACAAGCAATATTAACCTAGGACTATGGACTCAATCTAACTTTGGAGAGGACCTTATCTTTGGACCAATTGGCGGGAGTATGTATTACTGGATAGCTGCCGATGGTGTTGGCACAGCTGGTATCAATATATCCTCTATATATGGTGCCTCAGATGTTCCTGTTGTACAGAACTTCATACAAGTATCTGATTCTTCTAGATTTGTATTTGCATTTGGATGTAACGACTATGGCTCTGTTACACAAGACCCTATGCTTATTAGGTGGTCTGACCAAGAATCTATTACACAATGGACTCCTGATGCAACCAATCAGGCTGGTAGTATAAGGCTATCTCATGGTTCCCTGATTGTATCAGTCTTACAGGTTCGTCAAGAAATACTAGTCTGGACAGATTCCACTATGTATTCATTGCAATACCTAGGAGCACCTGCTGTTTGGGGTGTAACTCTGTTAGCTGATAACATATCAATTATGGGTCCTAATGCACCCGCTGTAGCTTCTGGTGTTGTGTATTGGATGGGTAAGGATAAGTTCTATAAATATGATGGTAGTGTATCAACATTAAACTGTGACTTGCGACAGTATATCTTTAGTGATATTAATCTTGAGCAAAACTATCAGGTATTTGGCGGTACCAATGAGGGATTCAATGAGGTATGGTGGTTCTATTGTTCAGGCGGTTCTACCGTAGTGGACCAATATGTCATATATAACTACCTAGAAAACATATGGTATTACGGTACTATGGGTAGGACAGCATGGCTAGATTCAGGCTTGCGTAACTATCCTATGGCTGCAACCTATTCTAATAACATTGTATTCCATGAACAAGGTACAGATGATGGTGTGTTAGTGCCATCCACCCCTATAGATTCCTATATTCAATCATCTGAGTTTGATATAGATGATGGGCATAACTTTGGGTTTATATGGAGAATCCTACCAGACTTGCGCTTTGATGGCTCGGTATGTGCTAATCCTGTAGTGACTATGAGTATATATCCATTACAGAATTCTGGCTCTGGGTACAATGACCCTAAGTCTGTTGGCGGTGAATACTACGCAGATGTTACCCGCACCTCAACTGTCCCTATTGAGAAATACACAGGCACTATCTATGTCAGGATACGCGGTAGGCAGATGTCATTCAAGATTCAGGGTGACCAGCTAGGTCTGCAATGGCAGATAGGTGCTCCTCGTATTGATATTCGCCCTGATGGGAGACGTTGAGTTGAGTATCCTTATACCAGCTGTACCAGCCCTACCAATCACTAAGCCAGAGTTTAGTGCGTTGTATCTTAATCAATTAAACAATGTATTGAGGCTATATTTCAACCTCTTGAACAATGCAGTGGTGGAGCTAAACTCAGCCATACTAGGCTTAGAGACTGGTGGAGGGGGGTCTATTTTAAACTTCCCATATGGGGCATTCTCTTCTGATGTCTCACAGTCTACAACTATAAACACCACAACCCTGTTAACGCTTAACACCACTGACTATTCTAATAGTGTCTCTATTGTTAATTCACAAATGACAGTAGCAAAGGCTGGTATCTATAACTTACAGTTTAGTGTACAGATTCAGAACTTAGATAATGCTCCTCAAGATGTATATATGTGGCTACGCAAGAACGGAGTAGATATTGTAGGCTCCACTGGTGTTATAGGAATGCCAGCAAGGAAAAATGTTGGTGACCCATCGCATGATATTAAAGGCTGGAACTATTTCCTGTCTATGAACGCTGGTGATTATGTTGAGATATGGTGGTCTACAACTAACATTGATGTAACTATTCCAACTTATGTTGCTTCTGGCTCACCTACTAAGCCCTCAACTCAGTCAGTTGTTGCTACAATGTCGTTTGTATCGGCATTAACCGTTTAAACACAAAGGTATAATATGCTAGTAGATAGTAAACAGAAAGAATTACAGCCCCAAGAGATTGTAGTGAACGATGCTAAACAGCCAAATTCACAATATTCTCCTGACCAAGCTCTAGCGGCAGTTCTGGCTGAGTCTAGATTGCCATCAGCTATCTTAATGCAGGAAGGTAATACATTGTTTGTTATACATAAATGTCCTGATAGAATAGCATTAGCTCGTATTATTAATGTTGATACAGAGCAGAACTACTTAAAAAACAGTATGTTATGCTTTAAGGCTATGTATGCTGCTGGCATAGATACAGTTGTGTGCGACCTAAAGAACAAAGATGATATTAAAGTGTTTAAGTATATGTCATCTCACAGAGACCAGATTAACGCTGATGAGAATGGCGAACCAACTGTAGGCTATGTTTTGAAACCTAAAAGTGATGGCTATCGAGTCACAGCTGTTATAGGTCCTAGAAGAGAAGGGCAGATGTAATGGGATGGTTCAAAAGTTTTATTTCCAACCCTATTGGAACAATAGCTGATACTGCTACCAAGGTGGTAGATAAGGTTGCTGATACTGTTGTCAACACAGTAAAGAATGCAATAAAAGACCCAATAGGCACCATCACAACAATAGCAGCTGTTGTGTTGGCTCCAGAGACTGGTGGAGCGAGTTTAGCATGGCTGCCAGCGGTTAGGGCAGCTGAAGTGGTAGCACAGGGTGGAAGCATTGAGGATGCCGCTAAAACAGCAGCTCTATCATATGCAGCTGCCAACATAGGTGGTCAACTCGGAGATAACCTAGCTGTAGATGGACTCTCTAAGGCAGCAAATGAAGCCATAAAGACTGCTGCTGGGTCTGCAATAATTGGTACAGGTGCTGGTGTATTGCGCGGTAAGGACATAGGTGATGCATTAGAGGGTGGCATAACATCTGGTATAGGGTCTGGTATAAGCTCTATAGTGGCAGATAATGCTGATACTGGAGGAGAAGGTTCCAAGACTAATGCTTGGGATAAGGCTATTGGCTCTACTGTTGGCTCTGCTGCTACCGCTGCTTTGCGTGGTCAGAATGTTGGCGATGTTGCAGCTAACACATTAGCAAATGGAGCACTAAGAGCTGGAGCTGGTGAATATGCAGGGCTGATGCCAGCAGTTAATCTGGCTAGTACTGTGGCGAGTTTGCCAACCCACATGCAAAATGTTCAACCTACTCAAGGAGATACAGCATCTAAGATGTCCGCTAGTCTTGATACCAAGACAGACATTCCAAACCTTAGCGATTCTCAGACTAAGGAAGCAGCAAAGCTAGTTAATAGCATAGATAGCGATGGACAGGCATTAGATGCTGAAGGTAACAAGATAGGTGATGCAGCTGCGTTTGGTCTAACCAAAGGCATTGACAACACATGGTTAACACAAGATGGTCAGGTTATCGCTGCTACCGATAACTCTATGCCTGATACAGGAATGCAAATGGTAAATGACACTAGTACTCAACAACAAGCCGTTAATAATCAAGACGGTTCCACCACTATCACTGAACCTGATGGCTCGCAAAAGATTATGTCACCTGATGGTACTATGTCTTATATAGATGCTCAAGGAAATATTGCTGGTCAGGATACATCGTCTCCGCTAAGTATATTGGCTGATTCATTGCTTGGTGATACAACACAGCCAGAAGGCATAACCACTCCTATGCAAGCTGCTGGTGGTGGGTTAATGAGTATCCAACCCACTATGGGTAATCAATATAACGCTGACCCTACAAGCTCTGTGCAGATGTTTGCATATGGTGGTATGGCTCATGGTGGTATATCCTCCCTAGGAAGCTATTCAGACGGTGGAAGGATGCTTAAAGGACCCGGAGATGGCATGTCTGATGACATCCCTGCCTCTATAGCTGGTTCACAACCTGCTAGGTTAGCTAATGAAGAGTTTGTAATACCTGCTGATGTAGTGAGCCATTTAGGTAATGGTTCCTCTGAAGCTGGAGCAAAAGTGCTGTTC